TCACCGGTGACTTCGAAGTCTTTGAAGTTGACTGAGCGAGGCGTTGCCTGCCCGTGGGCGAATACCGCTTCCGCGTTGTTCTTGATGCTCACCTTGAAGTCGTGGGGCTTCAGGTTGGCCGCGGCCTGAGCGGCTGCGACCGTGGCGCCGAAGGCAAATTGTGAGTTCTTGAAGCTCAGAATGTTGCCTGAGGTCGTTGTGAGGGTGCCCGACGTTGTGGTGATCGGGAAGTTGCCGATCAACTTCGCCTTGATGTGGGCGAGGTCGGTCGCGACTTCGAAGTCCAGTTGGTCAACCGCTACGTCCGGGTAGTACTGACGGTCTACAACGCGGTCCTCAACGATCGTGAGGTACTGCGGAGTGTTTGAGTTGTTTCGGGTGATGGTGTGCTGGAAGACGCCTGACCCCTGACCCGCTGCGGCCACGGACCCCATCGCGCCCACCAGGAAGTACCCAGCGAGCTGCTTGTCGACCAGGAGTTCCTGATCGCCCTCACTGAATTGCTTGCCAGAGATGGTCGAGAAAATCGAGTCGCGAAGCCCCATTGCCTGAGAGACCTTCATCTGCTCAGTCACGCCGTGAAGCGTGTTGTTCGTGAGGTAGACGTAATCGGAGATGACAGCTGGGACCTGGAACCCAGTCTGAAGGCCAACCCCAATCCAGCCCTTACGTGCTGTTGCTAGTGACATTTGATATTCCTTCCTCTATCCTTATTGTATTGATTACGCTTGAGGCCGATTACTGAGCGGTCACAGCAGTTATGGTCAATTCACAGCTTCGAACCTCAGCGTCTGGCACGGTCATGTAGCCCCACTTCACCCTGGGCGGAAGCGTAAAGACGTCCGTGTTCTCCAGGTTGTAGTTGGGACTCGACTCAAAAATGAGCAGTAACTCATCCACTAATTGGGTGAGAATCCGCTCCGACTCACTGGCGCCAACCTCGACGCGCTCCTGCATGCAGAGCACCTTGAACGTCGAGTCACGCCTATTGCGCATGGTGTCGAGGAACTCGCCCTGCCCCTCGACCGGGGTGATCGTGATCGCGGGGTAGCCAGCCGGCTGAGTCTCCTCGTAATCGTAGATTGCCGCGTTCTTGGCGTGTGTACTTTGTGTCTTGATTATGTCCTTGATTGCCGCTTTAAGGTCGGCGAAGTAGTGACTCATAGCTCCTGCCCTCCGTGACCGGCTAGCTCATGGACGATGTTAGTGATTACCTTCAGGAATTGCGCGTGGATGTACTCCCGCGACTCGTACACAGCGGGCTTGAAGAACGGGCGCGCCTTCATGCCCTTCACCACCCGAGCGAACGTGTTGTCCCAGTGAAGCGCCTTCTTCACGACCGGCGTAATCGGGGTCTCATACGGTCCGTAGATGCCGGTGCCAGTCTCAACGTAACCACCGTACTTCACATTCACCGAGACCTGCCCGACGGGGTAGTCGACTTGGGTGAGGATGCTTCGCTGGAGCGTTCCAGTTCGGTGTGGCGCCTTGGACCTGGCGACCTCCTGAATGTGATTCGTGGAGTTGACCAGGGCGGCGTGAACCAACTTAGGTGCACCAACCATTCCCACACGTGCGGCGTCCTCGAGGAATGGCCGGAGACCGATGACTTCAACTTCAAGAGCCATTACCTCCCCTCCTTGATGAGCGTGACCTCAAAGTGCGGAACCATGGGACCGTAGTCGAGTTTGTCCCGACCCTTCACAGTGTAGGTGTCATTCGTACCCGAGACCGTAACGCGCATTCCCTCAACTAAGCCAGAGGCGAGAGTGAATCCGGTGTAGGTCTTGTTGAACTCCCCGTCCGCTAGCATGGTCATGTCGGGCGTCGCCGTCTGAATGTTCATTTTAACCGCGGCCGAGGGAATCCCATTCTCGAGGAATCCAGAGAACGTGGTGTAAGTGGACTTATCGGTCCCAGGCCCGTCGGTGTTGATCTTCGAAACGAAGACTGTCTTATCGAGTAACATTACGCTGGAACCAATCTTACGTAGTCACCCTGCCAGAGGATGTCTTTCGCCTCCTGAATGAGCGGAGAGTCGCCTCCCTGCTTCTGACTGAATGCCATGCTAAGCTTGCCCTGGGTGACCGAGGACGCGCCGGCGCGGTTGTACCTGCGAGCAATGATGTCCTGAACGAACAGACACGCCGCGTCCTTGAGGTCGTCTGGCATGACGCTCCAGCCAGCGGTGTACACAACCTTGCACATTGTATTTGCGCCCTTGAGCGTGTAGAGCTGCGACGAACCGCCCGCGAGGTACGTTCCCGTGAGGTACAGGTACGTGTTCGGGAAGTGAACGCTCGTCTGAGGCTCAGGAATCTGGTAGAGCGGATTGCCATTTGAGTCCGTGAGCGTGAGGTTAGTTGAGAATCCACCCTTCACGAGAGTCACCGAGACGACGCTCTGAAGCGGCCTCACCCACGGCATGATGAGTAATTCACCCTCATTCGAGATAACGGACTTGTCAGTGTCAGTGTAGGTACCGAAGTCGAACGCCTTGACGTTGCAGAACGAAGCCATGCGACGGGTCGCCTCGGCAAGGATTCCGGACAGAGTTGTCGTGGAGTACGCCGAGGTGTCGAAGTCGGGCATCAAGTTCGCTAGGTCTTGGGTTGTGAGTATGTTTGTCACGTCGTCCTCGGGTTATACACGTTCCGGTCAAGCGCCTGCCCCGAAGGGCAGAGCGTCTGATCGCAACGCAGATCAGATTAGGTGAGGCTTAAGCCGCCAACCTTCTGCTGGAAGTTCTCAGCAACCACCTTCAGCACCGTGGTCTCAAAGACGCGAGACACGATACTGTGGTTCGCCGTAGGAACGTCGTAGACGCTCATCGGCTCTAGGTCACTCATCTGCAACCAGGCCTCGCCGGTTACACTCTTCACCGTCAGCAAGTAGCCCCAGCCTTGGCTGTAGCGAGAACTTGTGATTTTGACGAGTGAGCCGTTGATCGGGTTCATCACCCGAGCGAGGTGCAGGCCCGCGTCAGCGTTAGCTTGCGGGGCGAGCAGGTAGCGGTTGATCGCACCGGAGGCGGTCAACGAATCCACCAGAGCCACGTTCTGCCGTGCGTTGGCAACCCAGTCGGTCGGGAAGTCAGCGCCCTGCGTGAACAGGTTGATGAAGTACGTCGACATACCAGAGACGGTCACGTAGCCCGCGGTACCCGAGTTGGTGGTAATGCTCTTGGCAAGACCATCAAACTCAGTACTGGTCACGCTCGAGTCGCCGTTCAGGATGATGTCTTCCTCACCGAGGATGACTTCAGTTGCCTTAACGAGCTCTTCGTGCTGCCGCATGTCCTCGAGCGTCCCACCCTGGTTTGAGGCCAGAGCCTGACGGCCGATTTCAACGTCACGACCAATGTTCTTGTACGAAGCGGTTGCTAGCGTGTAGGACTGAGTCGTCTGGTTCGGCTGACCTGCGTCAGCGAAGCCGAGGCGAACACCAGTACCACCTGCCTCAGGGTCAAGCCGCGACGTAAGCTTGCGCCAAGTCGCTACCTGACCAAAACCCTTCTCACGAGGGATGAGGTCGCGAACCGGGGCGACCATAGGCACAACGTGCTTGATGGTCGGGTCCAGGTTCTCTGGGGCGTAGATGGACCGCGTGGGCGGCGCCATCGTGTAGGTGGAGTTGGTGACGGCCTTCTGGATTTTCTCGTCTACCTGAGCGAGCAAAGCCTCAATTTCTTGAGTTTGCACCTTAGTTCACCTTGTTACTTGTTAAGTAGTCCGAGCCTGTTGGCTTTCCGTAGCTTCTTAGTAAGCTCGAGGCGCTCGTCCATGGTGCCCTTGGTTGGGTCCTTGGCTAGCTCGTCGCGAAGCTTCACCATTTCGTCCACTTCAGCCTGAGTAAACTCGGGGGCTTCACCGCTGCCTTCGTCACCCTTCTCGACGGTCATGTACGAGGCTTTGCCCTTGGAAGGCGCGGGTTGCTGCTCGAGTTTTGACACGCGACCTGCTAGATCAGTCAGAGACTTCTCTACTTTGTCGGTGAACTCACCCAGTGCTTTCTTGAGCTGGTCCTGGTTGTGGTCGCCAAGCTTAGTGAACAATTCTTCAGTGAACTTCTTGAGGTCACCGATCGAGGCGGCTTTCTCTTCGCCTTCGGCCGGTGCTTCGGGGGCCTTACCTTCGTCCTCACCCTCAGCGGGTTTGTCCTCAGCGCCCTCAGCCGGCGCACCCTCAGTGGGCACTTCCGGCTCGGTCTTGTCTTCGCCCTCAGCCGGAGCCGCGGGAGCGTCTTCGACCTTGGTCTCTTCTGCTTCGTCTGCTTTCTTCACGTCTGAGCCTTTCTTGCTTAGGTCAATTACTTGCTGCGCGTAGTACACATAATCCAACAAGTCGGGGGCAGACTCAACGTCGAAGTCGTCACCCTCCTGGATTTCCTGTGCCACGGCCGCGTTGATGGTTGTAAGCGCTGCCTTGAGGTCGTCTACGTTCTCATCCTCTGACGCCTCACTCTGGATGTAGAACACCAGACTTTGCGCAATGCCAGCAAGCCAGCTAGCATCTGAAACACTCTTGATGAGTTTAGCACGCTGCGCCTTGGTGGTGTCGTGCTTTGAGCCGTCCTTCTGGTACATCGGACGAGTCACCGTTGAACCACCCTTCTTGGGAGCGGCTGGAGTGTCCTCCGAAACGGTGTTGCCTGCAGTGTCGCGCGGGTCACCATCGACGACGGCAGCCCCAGTCTTCTCAATTTTCACTTTAGAGTCCTTCATTCTACTTTCATCGTATAAGGCTTGGGCTTTTTCTATCGGTAGCATGAACTGGTGCATCCACGCTGGCGCCTTGTGTTTGACAGTGGTGACTTCCTCTACGCGCTGGAGCCTACCACCGCCGACCGACTTCACCATGGAGAACACCGCCTCCGGGTTCGCCGGATTGTCGACGAGCGAAGTCTCAGACAGGGCGTAGTCGAGGATGCGCCGCACCGACTTCTCCTTGTCGCCGACCTTGGCAGTCTCGAGTTTGGTTTCGAAGACCGCGCCACCAATTGAAAAACCAGTAAGTACGCCCTCGCGTACTTTAAGCCAGGCGTTCTCGCCGTCAGCGGACTCGCTGATCTTGGCGCCAATCGTCACTGACTTGGCCTCGTCGTCAAACTGAATGTCGATCGCCTTGCCCACAGCGACCGGCTGGTGCATCTCGCGAATGTTGCCCTTCCAGGCCTCAAACGCTTTCTTCGATGCCTCGTAGTCGATCACGTCCCCTTGGGAGTCGACCGCCTCAGATGTTGCTACGCCGTAGACTACGCGCTCTTCCTCGTCCACCTTGGTGATTGGGAAGTTCAAAAACAGGGGTGATTTCATCGATTTTTCCTTACGCTTCTAATCTCATTGTACTTTTGCCGGCTAGAACATATCGCACTCGAACGCCATCATCAAGTTGCGCTGGGCGGTCGTGCCAGTTCCAGCACTACTCACGATGTCTGACTGAATCAGAATGTTGACGTTAGCAGGTCCACCAGATGGTAAGTTGGTCGTCGATGTGTTGACGAGCGCGTGGTCAACGTAAAACTCAATCTTGCTAGCACTCGTAAAGCGAGCGTAGTAGAGCGAGCGATTCGTGAGCGTCAGGCCATTGATCTGCGTAATCGTCTGGTTCGACCCATCGGCATTAGTTACCCGCAATTCAAGAGTGCCGTTGTTGTTCTTGAGAATGAAGCCAAAGTGCTTTGAAGTGGTCGGAATTGCTACAGGCGATGAACCACCCACCCCAAAGAACCATTGCCAGGTATTACTTGCAAGTGTGGCGTTACTCTGGAACATGCCCATAAATGAGGGGTTGTAGTCGTAGTAGTTGAAGCTGTTGTTGGGCGGCCAGGTTGATATGCTCGATTGACCCGTCGTTGTTGAACCCTTATCGAGCAGAATACCCATGTTGTTGCCGCTGTCGCCGTCCTGGTTCACCGCGGCCCCTGAGCCGGTCGTGTTCTTAATCCACAACTGAGCGCTCCCCGAGTCCATTGCCCGCTCGTAGTGCCACCTGGGCGTTGAGCTCCCACCACTCGCCGCCTTCCAGGTCGGTTTTGCGCCGCCGCCCTGCGAGGTCAGTACGAATCCAGAGGTTGTGGTGTTGTCTGCTAATTGAGCAACCGGTCCAGTCGCACCTGATGCTGCGCCCATGAGCAACCAGTTCGGCATCATGCCAGAGATTCCAGTGCCGCCATTCGGAACCGGGAGAATGCCGGAGACGCCAATGCCAGTCTGATCGGCGGAGCCGTCAAATGTAGCCGACGACGTGCTAGCGAGGTTTACCTGCAGCGCTCTGGCAGTCCCCAGCTTCGCAGCCGAGCCTGACGTATTCTGATTGAGCGTTGGAACGTCTGCAGCCTGAATCGTTGAAAATACGGCGTGCGTTCCATCCGAGCGTAGATACTCACCGGCGAGGCTTGCGGGTGAGGTGAGTGCATCAAGTGCTGCCTGAGCGGTCACCTGTCCAGTGCCGCCCTTGTTGATCGCAATCGGGTAGGTCGGCGAAGCAATCGCCGCAACCTTCGCGTCCACCTCGGACTTGTCGTACACGAGGTTGCGGTTGATCGGCGCACCAGTCGAGACCGAGACCATCTGCTGGGTGTCCTGCTTCAGGTTCCCAGTGAATGGGTCGATCGTTGGGCGCTGTGCTCGCTGCCTAGCCATTCAAGGCCTCCGAGATGAATCCGTAACTCTGCTTCGCTCGATCACCCCACGCCTTCGAGTAGTCGCTTGAACCGCCAGCGTAGCGTTGATCTGTGGCGGAGCTCCGCATGATGTACCAGGCGCCCGTCTGGTCCTGGAAGCCGTAGTACGCGTAAATTGAACCCTCTTCAGCGTCCTGGTCGTGGGGTCGATAGTCGGCGACTGAGCGTGGCGCATCCTTCTTGACGATCTGTTCGAGGAAGACGCCTTGATCTGAGGCGCCCTTTCCAATCGCCTCAATCAGCGGCTTTACGTCAAAGTCTTTCTGCTCCACCTTGATGACTGGTGCATCGCGGTTAGCGAGAAAGTCGGCAATGCTCTTGTTCACGAGCTCAGTGTCAATGGTCACACTCAGCGTGGACTCAATCAGCGCCTTGCGAAGCTCAGACGATATGGTCTTGGTGATCTCAACGACGAACTCCTCCTTCAACAGGGGAATGATCGCCTTGCGAATGGCAAGCCTTAATTGCTTTTCGTCGTCTGTGTTCATACTCCGCTCCATACGTCAATGTTATCGAGGTCAATCTCACCCGCGTCAGTGTAGCACTCACAGTTCGGGTGGGCGGGTTCTGACATGTCACCGCTCGAAAACGCCTCATCCACTGGAATTGGTCCGTCCTCAACGTTGCCGGCGCATGCCTCATCATCAGCGGGACCTGCGGCCACCCAGATTTTCGTCGCGACGCCGTTCTCAGTCATGGCAGCGAGGTTGCCCTGTCCCATGGCGTTCGCAAGCTCAGTGCGCGCAATCATGAATCCCCGGTCGTCTGAGATGTGCTCATACGCCGAGGCGAGTTCGTCACCAATCTCGTCCACGGTGTAGCCCTGATCGGCGAGGTTCGCAATCGTGTTGGCCACCTCGTCCGCAGTGGTGTTGTCGAGCGTGCTCAGCTGCAGCAGGTAATTCCCTTGATCTTTCAATGTGTTGATGTAATACTCGTTCGTGAGGTTGAAGTCGGTGCCCCAGTTGAACGAGATGAATCCAGACTCACTGTTTGAGGCGGGTGGTGGTGAGTCGTTCTGAGGTGGTGGCAGCTTGCCGGCAAACAGAGATAGCATTGACATTTTGTACGGGTCCGAGTCGCTCATGCCAGCGATGATGTTCGAGATGGTTTGGTAGTCGCCCTTGGCGAGTGCCGCCTCAATCGCCGCCTGATGCTCAGGCACGGCGTCACCGTGACCGGTAATTCCACCAGAGTCGGTTGTCGTCACAGCCTTCGTAATGCCCATGCGCGAGTACTGACCCTTGACGGAGGCAATGAATCCGCCCAGGAGCAGCGGCATCACGTCGTCGTTTAAGTCCATAAGCGTGCTCATTGGCTTGAGCTCAGTCCCAATCCACTGGCGCAAGTTCGTCTTCTGAGCGTCAGTCAGTGGTTGCAGGTCGCGAATGACCGAGAAGTTGTTGATCGTTCCAAGCCCATCCGCAATTCCCTGAACCTGGGTGGCGAACGCGCCAGTAAGCTTACTCTTGAACTGGAGGAAGATTCGCGTTCGCTGGAACGCGTCGTAGGCAGTATTCGAATCTGCCTTGGCAATGAAGCGGTTTAATGCCCGCTCAGCGTGAACCCCTCGTATCACGACGCCCTCATGAGTGAATCACGCAACTCGACAATGTTAGCGAGAAAGTCGACCTGGTAGTCCTGCATGTACTCCTTGAAAATGGTTCTGATTTCATCCACGCCGCTGGCGTCCTGAAGCCTACGATTGAGTTCGTCAGTTGCCACCTGCGGCAGTACGTTCGACTCAAACGGCCTGAACTTCTTGCCCAGCTTCGTGCGATTGACCGCGTATTTGCGGAAGCTTCGAAGCTCAGTCACGAGGTCAGCGAGCTTGTTGACGTTCGCGTCGGCAGAATCACCCTTACCGCTCGCCTGCTCATTCGGCTTTGTGGCATTGTCGTCAGCCGAGGTACCGGGACTTCCGCCCTGAATCGCGGTGGCGGCTGCTGCCGCCTGGTCCTGCGCCTCCTGGTCAATGTAGGTGATGCCCGCACCATTCGAAACGAATAAGCGATCACCACCCTCGATCGGGTCAAGCCCCTCGTCCGTTCGAAGCTCATTCACCGTGCGCTGACCAGAGAACAGCAGCACCTGCTTGGTGTCAGCGTCAACCTTCGCGTCCTTCTCGGCGTCTACGCCAAGGAACTGAAACGCCAGCTTCGGGTAGCCGAGGTCGTTCTGAATCAAGTCGGTGAAGATTTCCTCAATCAGTTGAGCGAGTGGGCGCAGCCCCTTCTTCTCAGCGGTGTCAGACTGCGCCTCGGCCATGCCCTTGCCGCCAAGTCCGGACTTCGGTGAGAAGCCCAGCTCCATGGGGGTTACGTCGAATAGAGCACAAGTGATCTTCATGAGCCAGTCATTGAAGACCTCCCACGCCATGTCGTTCGGCTTCTTGGTCGGCTGGTACGAACCCTCAGGCACGAACTTCAGCTTCGCCATCTGCGCCTCGTCGCCCGCCATGATGCCGTCCCACATTTTTTGGAAGTCGGCGATCTGGGGCTGCGTCCACTCCTTCGGCACGCCGTAGAAGCCCTCGGGAATGTTGCCGTCCGTCATGTAGGTCAGGTTCCAGATGCCGGCCTTCAGCGAGGATGAAACGGTCACCATGAGCGATTCAAGCGGTGCCAATCCGTAGGGTGAGTTGGTGCGCGGGTTCATCATCTCGTAGATCAACTCGTCGACCGTGAACTCCTCAACCTTCTGACCGCGAATAACCTGAATGTACGCGGGCTCTGGCGGCAGCGGCGTGGAGCCGTCGTCCGCTACGCGCAAGCGAATAGTGGCAGCGTCAATTGGCTCAAGCGTGTAGAGTCCGCCTCCCATAGTCTGACGCTTGTAGAGCGCGATCGCGTCTAGGACCAACAGGTCCTCAATCAGCTTGCCCATGAACTTGCGGTAGTTATTACCAGGTCCACCGATCTCCTTGAAGAATTGAGTGACGTCGTTTGCGACGACTGAGTAGTCCGCCGTGTCCTGGGTGTCGGCGGTGATGATCTCCCACTCAAGGCCAGTAATCTGCCTCTTGCGATAGTTGATCGCGGCCCTGGTGATCTCATGAATCTGGCTGAACTTTCTGAGCACGTCGAATGGTATCTGTGAGTCCGGCTTCTTCCGGGAGTAGATACCGCCATTCGTATTCAGGTTGTCGAATTGGTAGCGCTGGACTGCACCCTGCGGCACGCTGGCCTTGAGTAGGGCGTCGTCCAGATGGGTGGTCAGTCGTTCTACTGTTCGCTTTTCGACCTCTGCGAGACGCTTGTCGAAGCCAAACAATCTATCGAATACGCTCATCTGTTCAGTTTTCCTTGTTCTATCCTAATCATACCGGCTCTGTTTGCTCGCGATTAGCGATCATGTCGCCGTAGTAGCCAAGAATTGCGGGGGTGCGTGCCTCGCCGTAGCAAATGATCGCAGCATCCGCAAGGTCAGGACTACGGAATCCACGCTTCTTGTAGTCGTCCTTCGACTCCACTTGACGCTTGCCCTTGGCGTTCATCTTCCACTGGCGAGTTGATAATTCCATGATGAGCTCTGAGTCGTTCGGCAGCTCCGCCTCGTCCATGATTTCGCGCATGTGGAACCACGCCTCACTAATCCAGTTCGGGTACTTCTGCTCGTCCTGAGCAACCGACCCAAAGTTGATCGGCTTCACGTTGTAGCCCCTGCGAATCAACTCGTCGGTAACGCCGCCACCAACGCCAGTGTCGTCCACCTTGATGAGGATTTCCTTGTTGAACTCCACCCACGGCTCGAGGAGGTCACAGACTTCCGTGGTCCGCTTCTTCGTGTACACCTGCCACTTGAGCGTCTTGAGGCCCTTGCGCATCCAGAAGACCGTACGATCACCTCCCATGCGCGCGACGTCAACGCCCACCTCTACAACGCCATCGCCCTCTATCGTTCGCGACATGGCGTCTAAAACGCTTACTCGTGAGAGGATTGAGTACTCATCCTGGCCGACTGGCTCGCCCAGCCACTTGTGGGCGAACAACGCCTTGTCGTCGCGGTCCGCGTCCATCTCCTGCTTAATCACGTCCGGCAGCAAGCCGGCACGCTCCAAGACGTCGAAGTTTACCTTGCGCACGTAGGCGTCAGGTCTCGGCTTCTGGCAGAACTGAACGAACACCGGGTCAAGCTCGTTGTACCGGTTGAACGTGATAATGATCTGGCTGCCGGGCTTCCTGATGGTTGGCGTGAGGATGTCGAGCGACTGCTTGGTTACGGTCTGCGCTTCCTCAATCCAGCAAATGTCAATACCTTCCGTCGATTTAATTTCAAAAATGCTATTGAGACCCTTAAAGATAAACTCAGTGCCAGTGACTCGATTCTCGATGCTCGTATCTGTGATGACGTAGTCGGTGAATCCGTGCTGGAGAATGATGTCGGAGAGTAGCTTGTGGACGGAGTCCTTGATTGAGTTCTGGTTCTGGCGAGTGCAAAGGATTCTAAGCCTCTTGGCACGCCCCCGGACAATAAGAGCGCGTGCAACTGATTGAGACTTACCTGACGCGCGTCCTCCGTAGAAGATGAGGTATCGCCACTTCTCATTGAAGAGTTCCCTGAACGGTGCAAGGATGACGATCTCGACGACACGCCTAGCCGTCTTCTTCGCTTCGGTCATCGTCCCCTCCGAATCTGACCAGTGACTCAGGTACGTCGAGCGTGAGCTTACCGTCCAGCTTCTTCACCACTCTGCCGCGCAGAGCGTTGTACTCCTTCACAGCAGCGACAGATGCCTGAGCATTTGCTTTCTGAGTCATCCAGAATGCGAGCGTGGCGTCTGCCACCTCGTCGTTCATGAACATTCCCTCGAGGTATTCGTTGATAACCTCCAAAACGTTGGCATTCATCAACAGGCGTGACGCCGATGAGGCAGCATTCCTATACTGACCCCTTTCGCTTAAGTCCACGCCGTACGCTTCTGCGTATGACGTCACGCCGTTGCCAAAAAATTCGCGGTCCGTTGCGAATAGCTTGCAAAATAATTCTTGTTGTGGTGTTAAGTGGCGCTTGCCTGTCTTGGTGGTTGCCGCCATGGTTTTCTCCCTACGTGGTAGTGGTCTCCGAACTTGCACTTGTAGAACTTCATCGTTGAGATTCCGTCCTGTCTCTGTTTCGCCCCCTGCTTGGTGTACCTAATCTTGCCGTAGCAGGAGGCGAGGTAGTACGGGTCGGTCTCTCCGTTACCCCGCTTGAGGGTCTGGCGAATGAACCTCCGCTTACCCTTCATTATAGCACCTCCTCTAGTTCCGACTCACTCTCGAGCCTAAGCGGTGATATGTCCTTGTAGTGCTGACGAATCTCGAGCGTGCGCTTCAGCGTTGAGCCAGCCATCTTGAATCTGATCTGCCTGAACTTAATGCTCACCCAAGACTGTGAGATTCCCAAGACGAATGCGATGTCCGCCTGCGACCAATCGTCCAGGAGGAGGTCGAGAATCAGCTGCTCGTGAATGTCAAGGAGGTCGTAGTCCTTCTCAGCCGCCACCACCCCAACGAGTGATTGCAGAGGTGTGAGTTTAGAGGCGCGTGCCATTACTGCCCCTGACGAAGACGCCGTTTACGTTGTGATCGTTTTCGCTGACGATGAGGCCCTGGTTCCTGACCTGTCTGGCCGTGTGACCTCTCCCACACCTGTTGCACTTCAAAACGATGCTGTCCACGTTCTTGCGCAGCATTTGCTCGCCCTTGTAGCCGCAGTCCCCTTCGTATCGGTACAGGTACACTCACTTCCCCTTCCGTGCCTTACGCTTGATCTCGCGATTAGCGTACACCGCGCCGTACTGAGTGGCGGTTCTGGCGTCGAGCGCTGCGCGGTCAAAAACCTTCTGCCACTCCTCGCAAACGGCCGTCCAGTTGTACTGCCTGACCCAATCATAAGCTGCTTCCGTGTCAGGACCATCCCCGTCCATGACGCGCTCAATCGCGTCTGCGGCCTTCTCAACGTTCATGAGGGGGCGCATTCTCTCCATGTCCCCGCTACCGAGTGCGAAAAACATGCTCGGATTGTCACCAGAGGGAACCAATAAGCCGCGATTGTCCGCGAGCATCTCAGTGAGGCTCGAGTGGTTTGGTGCCACGACGGGTAGCTTGGTCGCCATTGCCTCAGTCACGGACAGTCCCCAGCCCTCACCGAGCGTCGTCGTGATGAGGCAGTCGCTCACGTTATATACAAAGTTTAGCATGTCAACGCCAATTCCGGTGTTCACGTTGAAGACTTTGGGGTGTGGCAGGATGTAGTCCTTGTTCAGCTTAAAGCCAAAGTGGTCGGCCATCACGAGGAGATTGCCGCCATTGTCGTCGTGCGCCATGTGCATGTAGAGAATCGGCTCCTTGCGGCCACGCTTGCGAAGCTCATTCAAAACCATAAACGTCCTGAACACGTCCTTGCGCGGTTGGTTCCGGTTGACGTTGAGAATCAGGAAGCGACCGTCTGCGGCACCATTGAAGTAGTTGTGCCGGAAGTTCTTGATCTCGTCCTGCTTCACGACCGGGAAGAAGTCACCGAACTCCGTGCCGTGGTAGATCACGCCGAGCTTACCCTCAATCTTGGGCTCTACCTCGATACTTAGTCGCTTGGCCCAGTTTGTGTAAGTAACTGGGTAGTCGGCGAGGTACGCCACCTGCTCAATCCACTCACCTTTCGGCGCGGCGTCGAGCGGGTAGTAGAACACGAATGAAAACTGCTTCTTGTTGATTTTCTTCAAGCCCTCGCGGGTCTCAAGAATCTGCTTAATGAACGTGCCCACGACGAACGTGTCCTGCAGGATGAAGACGACATCGTACGTCCCGGTGCCGAGCTTGTCGAGGAATCGCTGCCGGCCGTAGGCGTCGCCCATGCCTGAAGCCTCGTTCGCAATCATGGCGGGGAAGACGTTGCCGGGGTATTGCTCTGAGTCGTACGGGTCGCCGGTGTAGTTGATCGCGATAATGTCGACCTCGTACTTCCCAGTCTTGTAGAGCTGTCGCATGATGTTCTGACTCACCACGCCGAAGCCCGTTGAGCAGGCGTAGTCACAGAGCGCTAGAACTTTGATCTTTTCTTGGTTCACGTCATCTTCCTCAATAAAACGTTGTAGGCACCGGGGCAGTCATTGCCGTAGCGCTCCTCCTCGAAGAACGCATCTAGGATTTTGACCCCCAGCTTTCGGCAGTAACTCAAGAACTTTTGATGCGGCACGATCTCCCACGGGTCTGAGTGCGGCAGGTTTCCCTCCGCCCCAAAGCAAATCACCACGAGCCCGCCCTTCTTGAGCCACTTGAGGTTGTGCTTGAGATTCAGACGCCAATCCGCATCATGCTCGAAAACGCTCATGAACAGAAGCGTGTCAAACTCACCCGGTTGAAACTCAGTCTCCTGGCCCCGAATGCGGAGGTCCACGTATTGAGTCGGGATGTTGATCGGGTCCACGCTCACGTACCGACAGTCGTCGAAGTACGTTCGAGTGTGCCCGTCCAGGTCAGCACCACCAATGTCGAGCACGCTCGCGTTCTGGAAGTTCTCCAGGTGATTGAGCTTCACGTCGGCCATCCACTCTCGGTTGCTTGCGTGCATCAGCTTGAGAGTCCTATCTTGCGCCGGTACTCCGGGTCGTCGAGTCTCGAGATTGGCCTGCCGTCCACCCCCTTCGGGAGCTCGCGGACGCCGTACCAGACGGGGTCGAATGTGAAGTGGTTGTCGAGGAACGTATTGATGACTTCCTCGTGGGATGAGGCTCGAATCGCGTCGCCCCAGCCACCAGGCTTATCATCCGGTCCCACCATGACAGCGATCATGAAGCTCTTGAGCCGTGCCAAGTCTTTCTTCTCAATTCGCTCAGCGAAGGCGTAGCCAATGGGCGAGTTGAGGAACAGGTCCTCGTCACGTGCGAGGATGTCCTTCGCAACTGGTACTTCCTTGCTCACTTCTCGAGCGCCCTTACGATGTCGCCGAGCTTGTGGAGCAGTAGTCCCCACAGAATCACTCCGACTGTGAACATGAACTCCGGGTCCCCCTTCGCGTGGGGTAACCACAGAATCCCGATGAACACTAGAATTATCCCCATGGTTTGACTCCCGCCACGCCCGCAAAAAAGTCTGGGCGATTAAGGTAACTCTCGTAATTAGGCGCATCGAATGCTCGCTTCATCTTGGATAGCGGTTCGTGAGTGTGCTTGGCAAATGAGCGCGGCGTTGCACCACCCTCCTGCATGAGCTTCACGACTTGGAATTGTTCGCGCGTCATTAAATCCATTTACAACAACCACTCCGGGTGTTCTAGTGTCCACTCTACCGTCTCCTTCAGTGAGTCTTCAAATGACTTCGGTGGTTTCCAGCCAGCGTGCCGCAGCTTTGAACCATCGAGAGCGTATCGCAAGTCGTGACCCGGGCGACTCGAGTGAAAGTCCTCGAGGTGGTAGCGCAGCTTCTTGTCAGCGAACTTCGCCACGAGCTCGGCGATCTCGAGGTTCGTCACCTCGCGCTCGCCCACGACGTGGTAGTGCGCCATCTCAGACTCTGGCCCCTCATACTTCGGTGGGTCCACGTTCTCAAGAATCCACATGAGGGCGTCAGCCTGGTTGCGGGCGTGGAGGTAAAACCTCGAGCCGATCTTACCCTCGGGGCTCGCGTGCACCGAGACTGATTCATCATTCAGGACCGCCTTGATCGTCTTCGGCACGAACTTCTCCGCGTCCTGCAGCTCACCGATAATGTTCATTGTGTTGGTGCGAATGATTGGGAGGTGATAGGTCCGCCAGTAAGCGTAACAAATCATCTCCTGAGCGGACTTCGAGGCGGAGTACGGGTTGGATGGCTTGTGCGGCTCGCCCTCCTTGAAGTCATGGCGCTCTGGCGCGGGACCGTAGACTTCATCCGTACTGATCTGAATGAACTTCTCAACCGGATTTTTGCGAATGTACTCGAGGACGGTTAACATAAGCGCGACATTATTTTCAACGAACGGGCGTGGGTCCTCGATTGACCGATCAACGTGGGACTCGGACGCCATGTTAACCACGTAGTCAATGTGACCCATGCGGTCAACGAGTTGCTCCGAAAATGGCACAGTCAGGTCGTGAGTCACCACCTCAACCCGATCGGCGAACTCTGGGTGTGAGGCGTAAACCATGGCGGTGATGCGATCGGTCTTCCCCTTGTGGCGGAATGAGTCGGTGAGCACGAGCTCCCAGTCCGTGTTGTGCAGGAAGTGAACGAGTGTGTGAGACCCAACGAAACCGCCGGCGCCAGTCAGCAGCACCCGCTTCGGCATTAGGTAGAACGCGTCCCGGTCGCCGTGCGGGTGGTGACAGACGCACTTGCTCCACCTGGATTTATCTCGCGTGTGAGCGTACCTCGTTGGGCAGCCACACTCCGGACAGTTCACGCCAATCTTCCCACTCATTTTTGCTTTCCAAACTCCTTAAGATTACGATCAACCAGTAGCTTCATGAGCTCAACCGTGTCCTCATCCTGCCGCTTCTGCAGCTCCTTCGTCGCCTCACCAATCGCGTACTGCATTGCCTCGAGAATCCGCTGCCAACCGTGCATGTACTCAAGCCCACGCTCAGCGAAGAGCCACTGCTTCCGCTTGAGGTCGCGGTCCACGAGCGACAGCTCCTTATTCTTGAAGTCGATCTTCACGATGACGGAGATGCCGTCGAGCCGATAAACGCGGTAGACTAACAGGTCCACGGGCTGCGATGCCACGTTCCCGCAGTAGTCACACACGCCTGGGTCGTTTCCGTGCTCACACTTCGCTGATTTCATTGGCCGTTCCAATCCTTGTGCGTTAGTTGCGGGTCTCCATAAGGTGTTACGTACTTCTCTTGTCCGGGAACTCCACCCCACTTCTCAGCGAAGTAGGCGCGATTCGCCTCGAACTGTGGGCCTGGAACGACCGGCTGCGCTGGGTTTGAGTTCTGCGTGCGCGAGCCATAGTGGAAGTACGGTGCTTGATTCGTTGAAACCGCCTTACGCCCAGCGAGCTTTATGCGGTAGTGGTAGTCATTGTCCTCAAAGTAAGCGGGCCTGAAGTTCTCGTCGAACAGTCCGATGTGCTGGAATGACTCAGGCGTCAGCATGAAGCAACTGAAGTCGGGGTGCTCACTGAGTGACTCTGGGTGATTCCACTCCTTCAAGCCGACCACGTCATACGGGTCCTGAACCTGACCGCGAAGCGTCATAGCTGAAGCAAGCGCAATCTTTGGGTCAGCCTCCATGGTGTTAACCAGGGCGTCGATCGTGAATGGGCTGAAGAGCACGTCGTCGTTGATGACGCAGATGTGCGTGCAGCCGTCGTCAATCGCAGACTGGACCCCGTAATTCCAGCTGCGACTGAGAATCCATCTCAGGCGGAAGTTTGGAATTATGTACGGGGTCCAGTCGTGTTTGGTTTGGACGGACGCGAGCGCGTCCACCGCTAACTGGAACTCACTTAAGCATGGCATTACTACGCCGATCTTGGTCTTCACCTTGCGACTACCTTCCTACTCATTACGATTATGTCTGGACCCGGCCGCCACCGCTCCTCAAACCCGAGGGCTTTGTAGAGCTTAACCGCCTTCTCATTGCTTGAGAACACATCGAGCCAGACTTCACCGGACTTAAGGAAGCCAGCGAGGAACTCGAACAGCTCGCGACCGTAGCCGTGGCCTTGCTCCTCGGGCACGATACCACCACTCAGCCAGAACTTTCGCCTCTCGCCTCGGTACTCCTCGCGCCAGGTGATGAGGCCGTAGCCGATTGGCCGCCTCTGCTTGTAGTAGACGAAGCCGAACATCTCGCCCATTGCCTGGCGTGGCTTGTACGTGTTGACGTACCAGTCGCACTGCTCATGAGCGTAAATCTCGTGCCGGTTGCCGGTCATGTACTGCCGCACCGCGTTCCTCACCCTGCGCATGTCGAGCGCGTGGATGAGGTACCTGACCGGGATGATGCCGTCAGTTCGCGGAGTGATAAGCATAATCGCCTCCAATTCTACACGGGAAGATTCGACCTTTGAACTCAGAGAAGTAGCGCCTCTCCGCCTCGAGGTACATCTCAGTCTCTGGGTTCTCGAATGGAATGTTCTGGTCCTTAAGCCAGCGAATGCAGTCGTCCCGGTATCGGACGTTGCCGACGGTCGTCATGCCGCCCATGTGGTCAATCTCGACCCCGAGCGTGGCGACGTGAAACCCCTTCTCAATCAGGCGAAGCGGCCAGATGCGATCGTAGAAGTGAGCGAGCGGCAGCCTGTCCCAGTCCTCATTGAGGAGTTCAATGGCGTCGTCGGTGAACATCATGAACATTGAGTCGAGGCAGGCGGCGGGCGTAAGCTCACGCTTGCGAAGTCCAGTGGTAGATGGTTGATACCCGGGCGCACCACGGAAGTTGACCACGGTTCCAGAGCCGCGACCACCCCGCTCGTCCACCTCGTTCGACCCACAGAAGCCGACCAGTTTGAGGTTGTCGTCGAAGTAGAACGCCTCCTCCAAGCGAAGGTTCCAGGCGTCCTCGTAGATCACCATGTCATTGTGCATGAGGCCGATCAGCTCTTGGTCCGGGTACCAGTCGCGAGCAATCACGAGCGGCTCGTAGTAACCGGTGTTGAAGCGATTGTTCAAGACCTTGAGCGGGAAGCGAAGATCACCAAACTCCTCTCGAGTGTACGGAATCTCAGAGTCATTGTCGATAATGAGCACTTCGAAGTTACTCACGCCGTGATCGCGCACGGTGTGGTTCATTGAGGCGACTGCAAGCTTGGTTAGGTTGTGCCCGTCCTGGGCGGGAATTACAATAAGCATTACTTGAATTGCTCCACAAACTTGTTAGCGGTCTTGATGATGTGGTTGATGTCGTCCTTCGAAAGGTTCCAGTGAACTGGGATGCAGATCATGCGGCCGGCAAAGAGATTGGTTCCGTTCAACCCAGTCGGGGTGGGACAGTCCTTGAACACGGTGTAGCCGGCATTGTTCTTATGGACCTGCGAGACCTCAATCCCCGCTTGCAACATGTGGGACTTGAACTGGTCTCGCAGTCGCTCATTGGGAAGGAGAATCGTGTACAGCCAACTCCCTCGGTCCGGCTTGAGGAAGTAGTCCGATAGGTACTTGTTGTACGTGGCGGAGTTGGCCATCTGCCGCGACAGCACTGAGTTCAGGTAGGGCATCTGGGTAATACCAATCGTGGCTGCGATGTCATTCATGTGGAACTTATAACCCCACTCGGGAATGTCTTGGTCGATGCGGCTCGCGAGTCCCGTCCCATTCCGGTCAATCCCAAACCACCTGAGCCTTCGGGCACGGTCGGCGTCCTTCGGGCTCTTGGTGACGACGAGGCCGCCGTCCCCAGTAGTAATGAACTTGATTGCCTGGAAGCTGTAGCAGCGGAAGTCTGGCGTCACCTCGTGATCGGTCCCAAGCGAGTGGGCGGAGTCAACGATCAGCTTGACCCCGAACTTCCTCGCCACGTGCATGAGGCCCGAGGTGTCTACCGGCGACCCACCCCAATCCACGGCCACGATTGCCCTCGGCTTCGTGTGCCACGACTTCATAATCATTTCGACCGAGAGGGCGGAGATGAGGCCGGAGTCCTCGTCCACGTCAGCGAAGACGGGCGTGGCTCCGGTGTTCATGATTGCGATGTTGGTGGCGGTGCAGGTCATGGCGGTTGAGACCACGTAGTCGGCGGGTCCAACGCCAGCCAAGCGAAGCGCGAGCACGAGGGCGGACGTCCCCGAGTTGACCGTCACAACGTTGGGAGTCTGCAGCCAACCCTTGAGGTGGTCCTCAAACTCATCGACCTTCGGCCCCTGAGTGATGTACCCACTGAAGAGCGTTCGAACGACGGCCTCAGCGGCCGGCGGCGGCATGTGAACTTGGAAGAGCTTAATCATACCGACTCCTCCTCGGGCCCGTTCTTGGTCACAACCACCGCTTCCGTGACGAGGAAGAGGCTCGCCTCTGCTGACGCGTTCTTGAGGGCGTCGTGTACGACCCTGGCTGGGTCGAGGATGCCATTGTCCATTGAGTTGACGAGCTCACCGGACCTGAAGTCGTAGGTCATAGCCTCCTCCTCGACGATGGTTCCGAGCTCCGATCTGTCAAGTGTAAAGCCCGAGTTTGCACTCATTTGATGCAATGGTGCCTTACAAGCCTCAAGCACTGCAATCCCACCGGGGCCATCAACACCAACCACTTCGCTCGCACGGTAGAGAGTTGCGCCCCCGCCCGGAACCACGCCGTCGGTGAGCGCTGCCTTGGTAGCCTTGACCGCATCCTCGACCCTGAGCTTGCGCTCAGTTCGCTCGGTCTCAGTAATGCCACCAACCTTAATCGAGAACATCGCTGACTGCAGCTTCGCAATCCGTTCACGGAGTGACTCGCGCTCGAATTCCCGATCAGTCCCCTTGAGTTGGGCCTGCAGCTCCATGACGCGCTCGGCCGCCGCCTCCTCGTCATCGACCACAATGATTGTGTCGTGCTTCGAAGCGACCACCTTGTCTGCGAGCCCAATGTCATCCTGCACGAGGTCGAGGATTCGCATGTTCGCCTGGGTGTCGATGAACTTTGCGCCGGTAACTGCGGCCACGTCGCGAAGTGCTCCCTCACCGGTCTCACCGTAGGCGACAACTCGCAGCGGGAGGCAGTGGAACCTACGCTCCACCCAGTTCTGAATTACCGTGGCCATGGCGTCAGCGTCGATTGAGTTTGCGATGAGCACGCACTCATTCTTGCCAGTGGCCATGTTGACCGTCTCAAAGATGCGGCCCATCTCATTGCCGAGGCTCACGTTGGCGTTAGTCACGACAACTGGAACGTTCTTGAAGACACTCTGCTGAAGCTCACGCACGTTAATGAACATCGGGTAGGTGTAACCACCACGAAGCTTAAGGCCCTCAGTCCCCTCGACCTCAGTTCCCTCCTCAGTGTTGTCCTCGATCGTGATGACGCCTTCCTTGCCAGCCTTCATGACAACATCCGCAATCAACTTGCCAAGCTCTGGACTACCACAGGAGATTGTCGCGACGCTCGAGAGGGCGTCGAGGTCCTCAATGTGAATCGCCTGGTTCCGAACGTACTCGAGCACGGACTCAGTTGCCCGCTCCATCTGACCGCGAAGCGAGACGGGGTCCACGCCCGAGGCGATCTGCTGGAGCCCATGGTGAACGAGCGCCTGAAGCAAAAGTGAGGCGGTAGTGGTGCCGTCACCCGCTACATCGTCGGTCTTGCCGGCAACCTTCTTCACGATCTTAATGCCCACGTTTCGGAGCTTGTCGTCCGAGAGTAGCTGGCGCACTACGGTCACGCCGTCGTTCACGTTCACTGGGTCCATGAAGGGGTTGGTGTCGAGAATGACGTTGCGGCCTCTCACCCCGAGCGTCACCTTCACCGTGTTGACTGCCTCGTTGATGCCGGCAAGGACCCCGTTGCGAGCGTCGTTGCCGAAGTAGGTTTGGCGGAAGGGTATCTTAGGCATCCTTCAGCACCGCCCCAACGTAAGCGTTGTCCACGAGGATGAACTTCACCCCGTCAATGTCAAAGCCAGGGTGCTCAGGACCCACCGCGACAATGGTGTCCCCCTTCTTGCAGCGATCAACGCCGGGTCCCGTCGCCTCCACTCGCAGGTAACTCCGCTGCGGTTGACGGTCCGTGATTACCCACGGCTTTCCACTCGACGCGTTGATGATTGTGCACAAGGCGTAATCACCTTGCGGCACCGCTACTTGAGCCAATGCACCCTCCAGAGAACTTATGTTAAGACAATTGTAGCGCTATTGTGCCTGTGATGTAAATGGTTTTTTTGGCTTCGCGTAGTCCCAAATCGAGCAGGTGCAGTGCGGGGTGACGCCCACAAAGATGGGGTTCCCACACCACTCACACTTCCGGTACTTATCGTCCGGAATTGCTATTGCCTCGACCTGGACTGGCTTTGGCTTGGGCTTTCGCTGTCCCTTCTTGAGGATTGAGCTGCTCCACTTTGGGTCGGTCCAATCGGTTCCCACCTAACCTGCTTTCCCTTCTTGTACTCAGCCAGCTCGGGCGCCCCAAACATTGACTGTTGGACCATCCCCGTTGGTTTCATTGCTTGTACTCCGTGAACTCGTGGTCCGGGTGCTCCGGCAGCCACAGCGCCTCGAGTAGGCGTCGCTTGAAGCGGTACACCTCGGTCTCAAAGCCCTTGATTTCGACTAGCTCGAAGCTCCCGTCTAGGTGCTCAAGCCTGAAGTCGACGTAGTAATTACAGATCAGCTTGCCATTCGCCCTGAGCTCGACTCTCCACTGACGCTCAACGTTCCTGAGCTTCCCGCCGCGCAACAGTAAGTCGAACTTCTCGGCGTACGCTGCCTCCAGCTTCGAGTGGTACTTTATACCCCCGAACTCCGTCGTCTTCGCCCCGAACTTGTTGGCTCTTACTTGCCTGTACATTTCGTAATACCGTCAATGCTAATAATATCGCAATTGCTGCCATAAGCAGATAACAATTTACGGGATTCCCGATCGTGAACCACAACAAAAGCTTAATCAATAGCCGCAAGCGACGCGCACAGAACCCCAGACAGCTCCAGGAACTTCGCACCCTCCATATCGCGGTAGTCGTCCCGGTAGATCACCTCACGAATGCCCGCTTGAATCAGTAACCTCGAACACTCGAAGCACGGGGCCATGGTGATGACCATAGTGGCGCCGTCCGTCGAGATGCCATTCTTTGCCGCGAACGCGATTGCGTTCATCTCGGCGTGAACGACCTCGGGCTTCGTGACCCAAACCTCCTCAATCGCGTCCTGCGCGATCTCCTCACATCGGTTGGGCCTACCCGCTGGGGTTCCATTGTAACCGATTGAGATGACGCGGTCGTCCCGAAGTAGGACCGCTCCGACCTTCGCCCGCTTCGCGTAGCTGAGAGCCGCGTAGCCCTCGGCCGCGTGCATGTGAGCGTTAAGCCGCTGGCGTAGGCGTGAGTAGGTTTGTGAGGACTCCATGATTCCCTTCGTGGCTCGGGGCCAACCAGCCCTCGGGCTTAATTAGATCGAACCCACCGGACTCCGGACGAGTGGACTTCGTGCCGCGAACCTTCGCCATGTTAGCCTCGTACACCGCCTTCCAGGCCTTGTCGAAGTCAATCCCCATGAGGAAGAGGTTGCCAAGCGCGAACACGATCAGGTCGATGTGAGCGTCAACCAACTCCTCGGCGTTGCCGGCATCGAGTGCCGCCACCGCCTCCCTGAACTCCTCACCCAGGCAAGTCTCAACTCGGAAGCGCAGTTGCTCCCTCGTAAGCATCTCCTGATTCATCCCGAAGTGGACCTGCATTGCAATGTTGTCCATCCAAACGTCAGCCCTCGCCATCTACTTCTACCCATCCTTTCGCGGCTGCAATCACTGGCAGCTCCGTTATGAAAATATCACGAATCGCAAGCGCAATCTCCCGGTGCTCCTGCTGTGTGTCCTCCTTGCAGCGGGTGTCAAGGTAGTGAATCCACGAGCGAATCGTCCCATTCATGTAGAGCGTAGTCTCGGCGTTGAGCGGCAGGAGGAACCTCGCCGACTCATTCGCCACGCCCGCGTCAATCAACTCATGGTAGAACTTCATGCCGAAGTCGCCCATGATTCTGAGCTTGTCCTGGAAGGCCTGCTGTACCTCTGGCTCGAGGTCGTCAGTTGAACTCTGGCGATTGGTCGTTCCGCGCCGGCGCGCGTTGACCGGCTCGAATCCCTGAACCGGTGCGTAGCGCTGGCTGAACTCCTGGAAGCTAAAGCTGCGGTGCCTGAGAATCTGAGCTGAGATGGCCCTCGAAGTCTGAATCTCGATCACCATGTTGGCCATCTCGAAGACGGACCAGTGGCCGTTTCGAATGCAGAAGTTAAGTAGTCCTGTGTTGCCTGACGTTTGATTCTTTGGGTTTGAGACCCTGGCGCAGAACATGATCGTGGACTCCGCGTCGGGGGTTATTGAGACAAGACAAGTCTTCATGTGGTAACCTCCCTTGTTATGTAGTTCTCGCCCGGCAGCGCCGCGACGAACTCAGCCATGTTGTCCTTGTAGAAGTCGTACTTCACCCAGTCGCGGAGCTCATCGTGAGCAATGAAGTCGTCGTACATCTCAACGACCTTGGTCATGTCGTCGAAAATCTCGTGCCGGGTCTCCTGGTTTCGCCGGTGGTCCTCAATGACGCTATCGGTGCGGCAGTAAATCCAGGTCGTTTCGAACCAATCAAGTGACGTGTTCATCAATTTTAATACGTCATAGGCGGGTTTACCCCGAAACACAGTCCCATAAATCAATTCCGACAGGGCCCAGCGATCGAGAACGACTGGCAGCCATGGCTGGATTTTCTGCGCCGCAAGCAACATGTCGAGGTGGTGGGCTCGAATGTCCCAGGTGGGGTCGAAGTAGCAGTGAAGCACCGAAGCCTTCTTCTCGGCCGCAATCTGATTCGCGAGTGTGGACTTGCCGGCTCCGTCCGGTCCCTCAAGTATGTAAATCACTCCTCAATCTCCCGTCTTAATCGGTGAATCCAATCAGCTCGGTCCCTCTTGAACCGACAGATGTAGCTCGGGTGCTCAAGCCTCGCGATCGGTGGCGTGTGCGAGAGGTAAATTGCGCAGCAAGCCTCGTACGCCAACTGCCCAAGCGCAATCACTTTACCAGGTTCAAGCACGCGCATCATGTGCTGCAGGTCGTTCGTCCCCTCGTAGATCAATTCCTCAGTTGAGTCCTCCCAGTGGTACTGCCAAACGTTTGTGAGCACGAGATTTTCAAGGCCTTCAATCGCCTCGAGGAGGAGGTCCGCAGAGGGATTCCCGTCCCAGGCGAACCCCGGGAGGAGCGTCTTGCGGCGCTGCCTGCCCGGGTTTTGCCCAACGATGAACGTCGGGCGCTCACCAACCTGGATGAATTGAGTCTCGAACTTCACAGCTTCGCCTCGACCGACATCTCCACGCACATGCGCAGCCGCTCAATGAGGTGCTCGTAAGTTGAAGCGGACTCAAGTCTCTCGACCATGTGCCCGATCGCCGGGTCCCGCTCCTCGGCCTGAATCCACCCGTCCACCTTCGGCCACTTGTCGTCGTAGATGTGGAGTGAGCCGGCCGTGACCGTCAGCGTCCCGAGGGTGAAGAAGAAGCCACGGTCCCGGAGGAGGAGGCGAACTGCGTTCGCCATCATTGAGAAGGTGAAGATGTCGTAGGTCATGCCGAGCACGACGTCATTCGACCGCATGTAGACGCTCGTGTGAAGTTGCTTGCCCCTGACCAGGAACTGAACGATGCACGTGCACGGAATGTCCTTCGACTCCCCAGGCCGCTTCCGCCAGATGTCAATGACGACTTGGCGGGAGTCGTTGTCCTTCACGATCTGGTCCACCGCCCACGGCAGCTGATCGACGAACTGTGGTCCGTAGCCACCACGCATGAAGGTTCCATCGTCTGAGAATCTGGCGTAGCCAGGCAGGTATGGAGTGATCTCGCTCAGGCGGTTTGACCCGGAGAGAATCCAGGCCGCCTCCGCAAACATAAATGGCACGTTCACCTTACGTGCCTTCAAGTCCAGGAATGCCGGCATCGGCACTCGGTATTGAGCTGCTATGAGTTCCCTAACCTCCATCCCGCGGGGCGAGGTGAGGTCTCCCATCATCGTGGCAGCAAGCGTGTGCTTCCACACCGCGTTCGCCGCATTGTCCCTCATCGTGGTAACCTTCCATTAGTTGGTACCTCTAATTCTAGCACAGCACTTTGACTCGTGTCAACCCCCTATTTACAAAGCCCTTGTGCACAGAATAAAGTGGTAATCCTAGCAACTCGCGGGGTACGTAGTGCTGCGTAGTGGAGAGCGAGAATAAACAAGCCATGGACAGCGCCGACCGACCGACGTGACCGACGCCGACCGACCGACAGGACCGGGATTCAGAGATACTTTCTCCGAATTCCCTGTTGGGAGGGAGGCGGAGGGAGCCGAGGAAGGGGAGGTTCGGAGGGTAAAAGAAGCCCGCACTCAAAGTGCGGGTTCCTTTGTGGTACTCTTCTCAAATTCCTGATCTATCAACCACTCAAGCTCTTGGCGAAGGTTCCGATTGTGTTGCTTGGCGAGTCGCTTCAACTTGGCCTTGTAGGCCGTGGTGATTCGCGTCGCCTCTTGTTCTTCCGCCACACTCCCTCCTTAAACGAATCTCAGGTAGCCCGAGCCGTGCATTTTGTAATTGTAGATGCTTTCAAGTTCTTTGATGTACTGCATGCGAGTGGCCTGTGGCATGACGGGCTTGTTGTCGAGCTGTGCGAGCATCCTTGCCGGCTCATACTCCTTCAGCCTCCAAGCCTTGAAGAGTGCGTTTGCGAACGCCTCACCCTTGGACTTATAGAGCATCGGCGACTTCTGCATGATCTCGTCGTAGTGCCTGAGGAACGTGTCGGCCTCCTCAATGTCCTCGCGAATCTTGAAGTTGCCGGACTTGACTGCGCGCTCAGTGCCCCACGCAATGCGGTCACCCAAGAGCGACGCCATGAAGCGGGTCGAGAATGAGTAGCGCAGGTTGTAGTTCAGTAGCTCCTGGTAGTCAGGCTTGCCGGCTGCCGCAAACGAGCGGACGAAGTCGAGCAGCTTCCAGGGCAGCTGAGTCCCGTTCAGAATCTGAATCGTCGTAAGCGTGCCGCCTGGGACCACCTGATATGGCACCTTCAATCCCATGCGCTCGAGAGCATTGAGGCGGTGCTGCCCGTCGAGGACCTGGTCCTTCTCGTTGATGAGAATCGGGCGCAGCTCAATCAGCTCGGGGTGGCTCGTAAACGAGTCAATCAGCTGACCGATGTGGTTCTCACTCGGCTTGCGATTGCCCGGGATTGTCTTAAACTTCTTGTAGTCGAACGTGTGTTCCACCCCTCGAAAGGGCATGACGTCAGTGGTCATCGTGTGGTAACCTCCATTAGTTTGGTAGAAGCATTATCTCAGGTTGTGCACAGCTTGTACACAGTGAGTTTTTTGACTCCCTATATATATGAATGCAAAGAGGGGGGTTTACAAATGGGGGACCACCTGGTAGAATGGACCTACCATTAAGGAAGGTTACCACACACATGACAGCGCAAGAGAAGCAATTGGAGAAGCACTACTGGGACAGCCAGAATCTGGTTGAGACCCTGAAGTCAGCCATCGCCACCAACGACGAGATGGTGCCAGGCGTCAACTTCGTCTGGGACGACTACGCCGCAATCAACTCACGCCTCAAGGAGGCCCTGCAATTTGCTGAGGCCGTCTACGAAGTTCACAAGGTGAACTACGAGAGAGTGAGGACCGCGTGAAACAGTTTCGCGTCAAGGTCATGGGCGACTACTACCCCGTGGAAGTCAACGTGCAAGCGGTCGACTGGTGGACTGCGGCGAGCCGCGGCACCAAGGAGTACTTCCGTCGGTTCAAGGGCAAGAAGTCTCCCGACAAAATCACAATTCAAATCGTGAGGGCAGATCAATGAGACTGCCCCGCTACAGGCAGTGGAGCCGCGAGGGTACGTGGCACTACTGGGGTGTGATCTCGGTCGACCCCTACGTGTTCATCCCACCCCGCGACCCACGCGTCTACAACGTCGAACACCCAGCACTCTCACAAATGTCAACCGACATTAAAGACACGAACGGTGTCGAGATTTTTGAGGGTGACGTGATTCGCACGTTCCCGTCACCGGGTTCTCAAGGTATCGACAAGCTCGTTACGTTTCGCCTATCAGCTCATGGTTTGGGTTTCAACATCGGAACGGCGCACGTAGTCAAGCGCATAGTAATTGGTAATCACCACGAAGGAGTTAACATATGAAGGTCAAGCAAGGTCAGGCGTGGATGGACAATGACCCGCGCCGCGGGGGCCGCATCATCATCATTGATCGCGTCAGCCCTACTCACGCCTACGCCCAGTCCACGAACGGGAAGGAAGTTCGCATCCGACTCGACCGGTTCGAGAAGCACTACACACTAGCTAAAGAGGAACTAGCCATGAGATACCGTAAAGTAATTGAGTTCGACAAGCGCCAGCTCTGGTACGTGATCGAAGCCGTTGAGGCTCAGATCAGCGTTGTTGAGCAGGACAATCTCAATTTGGGCAATCACGACGTGACGGCCGAGGAGATGAAGCAAAACCTGAAGCTGCTTGCCCGACTTCAGAAGCA